AGTACGACAAGATCTTTACGAAGCACAATTCAAAGATGGCGTTGGAGCGCACGGCTGAAATGCGCTACCTGGGCCTCGCCGCCCTGAAGACTGAAGGCGGCCAGACTCAGTTCGACAACGGCGCCGGCGAACGCTACGTGTACAATCAGGAACACGTCGAGATCGGCCTCGGCTACGCGATGACCCGCAAGGCCATCGACGACAACCTCTATAAGACCCAGTTCCATCCGTCGAACCTCGGCCTGATCGAATCTTTCCAGCAGACCAAGGAAATCTACGGCGCCAATGTGCTGAACACGGCGCAGACCTATCTGTCGACGATCGGCGGCGACGGCAAGGCGCTCTGTGCGGTCGATCATCCGATCGACGCCGGCCTCGTTGGCAATACGCCGGCGGTGCAAGTTGATCTGGGCGAATCGACCTTGCTCAACAGCATGATCGGCGTCCGGACTAATTTCAAAGACCAGGCCGGCTTGAAGGTTTTCGCCCGCGCGCGGAAGTTGATCATCCCGCCGCAACTGGAACCGGTAGCAATTCGTCTTCTCAAGACAGAATTGCGCCCAGGCACGGCAGATAATGATGTCAATGCAATCCTCTCGGCAAGTGGAGGCTTGACCGAAAACTTCATGGTCAATGACTTCTTGACCTCGCCCTTCGCCTGGTTCCTTCTGACAAATATCGATGGTCTTTCCTTCATGGAAAGAATAAAGTTCGAAACCGACATGCAAGTCGATTTCGTGACCGATAATCTATTGGTCAAAGGTTACGAGAGGTATTCGTTCGGTTACTACAACTGGCGAGCCGTCTACGGCAACTTCCCGACCTCGTAATACTGGCTCAGAAGGAGAAAGCACATGGGTGCGACACACTTCACGGGGCCGGTTATTGTAGGCGACCCTGCTGCGGGGACTCAAGGCGAGATCGAGTGCTATCAGGACATCATCATCCTGAACCCCGGTCCCGGTAACCAAGACTACGCGCTCAACATCCCGCCTGGCTCGGTGATCATGGGCTTCGAAGTCGCCACATTCACGGCATGGAACTCGGCTACCTCCGCGTCCATGACGATTGGCAATGTGGTTGGCGGCGCGCAATATGTCGGCGCCACCGATCTGAAGGCGGCGGCGCCCTTCCCCGCCATGACGCAGACGGCGGCGAACATCGCTGCCCAGCGCGGCTATACGGCGGCGGGCGCGGCTGCGCCGGTCACTGGGCCGATCAACATTCGTGTTGCCTCGGTTGGCGCGGGCATTATCGGCTCCGCGCTGGTGTCGGTTCATTATGTCCAGGTGGCGACACCTTGATCGGAGGCTTCAATGGCAAAAGCTGGCAAGAACCCCGCTTTCGATAGCGGCAACAAGGATGTCAAGGAAGAGGCCGAAGAGAAGGGCGGCGGCAAGCAGACCAAAAAGCGCGTAGGCGGGCCGGTTGGCGCGTCTGCTCATTCGCATGGCGGTCGAGCGGCTCGCAAGAGCGGCGGCTCCTGCGAAAACCATCTGTTCTCGTCAGCCAATGCGGGTTCGCCCGCGCCTGGCCGGAAGATGATGTCGAAGAAGGTCTGACGCCATGCGGCCAATTGTCGTCACTGCTGCGCCGCTTGCTGCGCTCGTTACGAACGGCATCTGCCTGTCGCAGACGCCGACGGCTGGTCCGCTGGCCCTGAATGGATCGCTGGTCGTCAATGGCGTTGTTGTTCTCGATCAGGCGCGCCAGATCGCCTTTGCCTCCACGGGCAACAATTCGAACACCACCTTCACGATCACCGGCACCGACGCCTTTGGCGCGACCCAAAGCGAAAGCCTTGTCGGCGGCAATATCGCCACGATCGTCACCACCAAAAACTACAAGACCGTGACTTCGATCACCAGTTCGGCAGCGAGCGTGGCGGGCTTGACCGTCGGCACCAACTCCAGCCCGGCGGTCACCTCGTCGCAATGGGTGCGCTTCGACGATTCCGGCAACCCCGGCGTTTCGATCCAGATCAGTTCGGCTGGAGCATCGAACATCACGGTCCAGCAAACCCTGGATGATCCCAACAGCCCGACCAATCCGGTTCTGCCGGCCAACGTAATTTGGGCGCCGCATCCCGACGCCACGCTGGTCGCTGCCGCTATGATCAATGGCGCGGTGCTGCAGGGCAATTACGCTTACAAGCCGGTCTTCGCGCGCGTCCTGCTCAACAGCGGCGTCGGAACGGCGACGGCCACCTTCATCCAGTCGGGCGGGGCCGATTACTGATGCCTCCCCCCGGCCTATCAAATGGCCACAACAAGCTGGCCTCGCATCCCGGCCTCACTGGCACTACGGGCCTCGGAGCGAGTGGCGGGTTCTCAGGGTTGATGGCGCCTCTCCTCCTCGATGAAACTCTGACCGTCGAACTTCCAGTCTTCACCAACCAGAAGATCGGCCAGGCGCGGAACTGGGGCGATGCCGCCGACAAGTTTGACATTGTTTCGATCGTGCCGCCCGTCGCTGGCGAATATTTCAGCATTAATAAAGCGGGCGAGCTTCACGTTACGCGCCTCGGCGTTTTGCACATCCGCAGGCGCGAGTATCTCTTGACGGTCGAAGCTGATAATGTCGTCGGGTCAGGGCGCGCGGTCATCACGATCAAGGTGGTGTAGCTGCCCCATCGTAGGGGGTTCGCATGACTTACGGCGACAAATATAGCTTTGCTTTGGGCCTTAGCGACGTCACCCTCTATGCGTTTGGTTTGTGCGGCATCAGGCGCACCGCAGTCCTCCAGGAACACATGGCCGACGCCTACATCGCGGCCAATCTTCTTCTGGCCGACTGGTCGACCAAGGGCGTCAATCTCTGGCAGGTTTCCCAGATCTCGATCATCTTGAGCAAGGGCGCCGGGGTCTATGACGTTCCGCTTGAAGCGATCGTCATGCTCGACACCTTCGTGACGGTCGACGGCAGGGACCGCATCATGCTGCCGATCAGCCGCACCGAATATGCGAGCTACCCCAACAAGGACCAGCCTGGCGTCCCGACCACCTTCTGGATGGATCGCCAGCTTCCAGGACGCGGCAGTCTCAGCATCTGGCCAGTGCCGGATCGCGACGGCTACACCCTGACCTATCACTATCTGACGCAGGCGCTGAACTCAGAATTTCTCAACGACCAGCAGCCGCCGGTCCCGCCAGAATGGCTCTACGCCTTCGCCACCGGCCTGGCCGAGAAGCTGGCGATGTCATGGGCGCCAGAGCGCCTGGCCTTCCTTTCGCCCATTGCCGAAAAGGCCTATGATACCGCCTCGCGCAGCGGCGTGGAGACGGCGACCCAGTACATCAGCCCGCAGATCGGCGGTTACTTCAGGAATTGAGGAGTGAGCCGTGGGCTACGCATCGAAGCTCGGCAGAGCGAGGATTAACTCCCGCAATCCGCAGGCGGCGGCGGTGTGCGATCGATGCGGCTTCGTCTTCAATCATGTCGATCTTCAGTGGCAGTTTGACTATGCCGGCGCTTCGATGATCAACAAGCGCATCCTCATTTGCAACAGTTGCCTCGATACGCCACAGCAGCAGCTTCGCGCGATCGTCCTCCCTGCCGATCCGATGCCGATCATTAATCCGCGTCCGCAGGAATATCACGTAGCAGAGGCGAATGTGCGCGTGACGACCAATCGCTACGTGCCAGACGGCAAGACCGGCATCCCGGTTCCGGATCTCAATCCGCCGCCCACGGCGGACGGTCAGCCCACCCAGCCGGCGGGGACGACGCGCATCACGCAGGTTGAAGACACTCGCGTCACGCAGCAGACCGGCGTACCGGCGGGAAGCCGCAATCAGCAAGCGGGCTATGATCCGAATGCTCCTGGCGCTGACAAGCCGGGCCTGCCTTATGACAATGATCCGCCGCCACCGCCGATGCATGTTCCAGACACGGGGCCGCTCAAATAATGGCAAACGTCCAGATCACGGGACTTCCCGCCACCCTCGCGCTTTCCGGCAATGAGACGGTGGAGATTGTGCAGGGCGGCGTCTCGATGAGCGCCACCACCAAGCAGATGGCTGCGCTGGCCGTTCCAGGTCCGATAGGGCCGACGGGGCTGAAGGGCGACAAAGGCGACAAGGGCGACACGGGCAACACCGGCCCGCAAGGCAATCAAGGCATCCAGGGCGTACCTGGCGCCGCTGGCAACGCCGGCGGCACGGACGGCCAGATCCAGTACAACAATGCCGGCCAGTTCAACGGCATGGTGGTCAGCGGCGACGGCTCATTGACCCGCGCCAGCCTCGGCGCTTTCACGCTGACCATCACCAAAACCAACAATGTGCCGTTCGGCCCCTATGCTACGGCGACGTCGCTTCCCCTGTTCACCAGCAGCGCCGCTGGCGCGGTCCCCGCGTCTGGCGGCGGCGCGACCAAGTTCTTGTGCGCGAACGCCACCTGGGTCGTGCCCGTGCCGGGCGCCGCCGGATCGAACGGCGACATCCAGATTAACAACGGCGGGGCGCTGGGCGCTGTGACGCCGAATGGCGCCGGCGCTCCGCTCGGCACCACGGGCGCAGTCAACGCCGTCTTCACGGGGGCGATCACTATTTCGGGCCTGCCCAGCGCAGGATCGGCGCTATTCCTCAACAAAGCCCAGGGCAATGGCAACAGCATAGTCGGCCAGGTGGCGGGAAGCTATCGCTGGCTCGCCCTTCTTGGCGATTCCGCAACCGAAACTGGCGGCGGCGCGGGGTCTAACTTTAGCCTGAACACCTACGGTGACGGTGGCGCTTACATTGGAACGCCGTTCGCGGTCAATCGCGTGTCTGGCTACGTGACGATCAATGGCAATGGCGCGGCTAGTCCTGGTGTGCCAACCGGGGCGTTTGGTCACGCTTCGCTCAACATCAACAAAAATGGATCCGGCAAAGTCGCCAACATTATCGGCTTGAACAATGGTTCGCCGCGCTGGGAGATTGACCTTGGCAGCACTGGGACAGAAAATGGCAGCAACGCCGGCTCTGATTTTTATGTGCATAGATTTAACGATGCTGGCGCCTATTTGGACTCCCCGTTCTCCATTAACCGCGCCAGTGGCGCTGTCACCTATTCGCAGCCAGTCAACTCGCCACTTGGGTTTACCGTTGGCTTAGGCACGGCGGTTCATGGTGATTCGATAGAAGTCGGCAGGCCAGGGCAAAACGCGGGGGCTTACCTCGACTTCCACTCCAGCGTGAACAACAACGATTACGACGCCCGCATCATCGCCACCGGAGGCGCGGCGGCGGTGGGCGGCGCTACGTTGGCGGTGGTCGCCGCAGCGTTTAACGTCTCTGGCAATGGATATTTTGGCGGTATTCTGAGCAGCGGCCCGATGTATATGAATGGCGCAGCTTTTAACTGGTACACGGGCGTTCAAGCAAATTATTTCTCTTTGTCTGATAGCGCAGGCAACGGCGGGCAGTATCGCGATATTAATTTCAGGGGTGTGGATAGCGCCAATACTGTTGCCGTAAACATGAACGCATTCAATGTGTATGCCAATTCAGCTAATTTCTCCAACACCATTACTGCTGGCGGCACCATATCCGGCGGAAACCTCACGACGCCCAACACGGTGCAGGGAGGCTATGTGACCTCGACCGGAACCGTGAACGGGCTGACCGTTCAGGGAACCTACCTGTATTCGTCTGGAAATGTGGCAGGCGCTGGCACTATTGACGGCGCTCAAGGCACTGTTGGTCGACAGGGAGCAGGCGGCGCCGCTGGGCAAGCCATCTGCCTTTTCTGGGATGGCGCTCACTTGGCTAATTATGTCGGCGGGACGTTCGTCGGCTACACCCAGTATATTTCCGACTATCGCTTCAAGCGGAACGTCGCGCCGTTGCTATCGGTGTGGGATCGCGTCAAGGCGCTGAACCCGGTCAAATACAACCTCAAGGACTTTTCGCCGGAAGGCTTCAAAAGCACATTGGAGGGCGATGACGGTCCATTAGTCGTCGGTGACACGAAAGAGCGTTGGGGTTTCCTCGCGCACGAGCTTCAAGCGGTGCTGATCGAAGACGCGGCGAGCGGCCTCAAGGATATCCCTAACCACATTCAGACGCCCAACCCGTGGACAGTGATTGCGGCGTTGACCAAGACGTTGCAAGAAGCTATGGCGCGCATCGAGGAGCAGGACGCTCGCATCAGGATCCTGGAGGCCAGGGCATGAGCGCCGCAGACATTCTCAACCTTCCCGTCGCCATTGGTCTTTCGGGCGAGGAGTACATCGAGGTCGTCCAGGGCGGAACGCTCCATCGCGCCACGGTCAAGCATTTCAGCAAGCGGCTGCTGGAAGGATCGATTCCCAATGGCGTCCTCGCGCTGGATGGCCGCGAGGGGCCGCCGGGAGGCGCGGGTCCGCCTGGCCCGCCAGGGCCTGATGGTCCGCCTGGCCCGCCGGGGCCACGGGGAGGGCAGGGTGAGCCTGGTCCGTTCGGGCCGACCTTCACGCCGGCGTCTGGCGCGGTCATCCGCTCGTGGTCCGTCTATGACAGCAACCAGCATGTGATCAAAGAACGCTACATGCTGGGCGGTGATTTTCAGAAGAAGAATTTCTACCCGCAACTGATGCTCGCGCCCGCCGTGTCGGCGCTCGGCAATCGGCTGCGGCTGCGGGCCAAGATCTGGTGCGTGGGCACGGACAGCGATTGCGCGATCAATGGCGGCATGTTTCTGAACGGCGAGAAGGCGGTGAGCGTCGCGCATGCTCTTGCCGACGCGCCGCTGCTGTTCGACTGTGAGATCACTCCGACCGTTCTGACGGCGCAGATGTTCTCCTTTTGTGTTGGCGCGGCTCTTGCCAACGCTGATTGCATCATCAACATGCCTCGGCTGGTTCAGAGTTGCCTCGTCATCGAGGAGATCCAAGCGTGAGTAATGTCCAGATCCCGAACTTGCCTGCCGCCGGCGCTTTGATTGGCACGGAGCAAATGGAGCTTGTGCAGGCCGGCGTCTCGGTGCGCGCCACGGTGTCGCAGCTTATTGAAGACGCTCACGTTCCGTTGCCAGCTACCAACCTGCCGCTGATGAACGGCGGCGCGTCGGTGGGCGCCGAGCAGACCTACTCGCGCGGTGATCACATCCATCCGACCGACACCACGCGCTATGCCGTATCGAATCCGGCGGGTTACCAGACGGCGGCGCAAGTCACGGCTGCGCTGGGGCCTTACGCTCTGATTGACAGCCAGGCGTTTACTGGAACGCCTTCGATGCCGACTGGCGCTACGGGCGTTACGCAGACGGCGGCTGATAGCTCGACCAAACTGGCGACCACGGCTTTCGTCAAGGCCCAGGGCTACGCGCCGACGGCGTCCCTGGGAACGATGTCCACTCAGAACGCCAACGCGGTGGCGATCACCGGCGGCGCTATCAATGGGACGACCGTCGGAGCCACCACGCCCAGCACCGGCGCATTCACCAATCTGTCGGCGTCAGGTACGGTTTCCGGCGCCGGCTTTACTGCGTTGCTGGCTCCTTATGCGACGACGGCGTCCCTGGGGACGATGTCCACCCAGAACGCCAATGCAGTGGCGATCACCGGCGGCGCAATCAACAGCACGACCGTCGGCGCGACCACGGCGAGCACGGGCGCTTTCACCACACTGAGCGCCTCTGGCGTGGTGTCGGGTGCTGGATTCACCACGCTGCTGAACCCCTATGCTTTGGTCAATTCACAGGTGTTTACTGGAACGCCGTCGCTGCCGACCGGCACGATTGGCGTGACGCAGGCGGCGCTCAATAATTCGACCA